TATCAAGAGTTACCAGTTTGATCTGACTGATGTCAAACTTGATCTCATCTTCAGGATACTTCTCAGAGATGTATTGATAGATGTATCGGTCATTTCCATAGACCTCAAATCCATCTACATCATCATACTTCTTGTAGAACTCACGACAATCCCGAACACTACCAGGACGAATAGGTTCTACAGAATCTCCACTTAATGTCTTGTACTTAGAATCTTTCTTTGATTTTACAAACAGTGTTGGAAAGAACTCATCTCTGTGCTCATACCGCCTGCCATTATCTACTCCACGAACTAGAACTTGATTCCCGATCAGTTGGACATTAGTGTAGAACTTCATTTAATAAGGTTTTGATATTTTTCAAGAAGTGTTGGTTTAGGATCAGCAAGAGTAAGAATCTTGTCTGATGACATCATAAAAGTATTTTGACTTGTAACATTAGCAAGCCAGGGAGACAAAGTATCATTGTCACCCAGAAGAAATGGTTCTACCAATCTACAGTCTGGTTCACCAATATCAGCACCTACTTCCTCAATCTGTGAGACCAGGATCTGGCGATTCGTCAATATCAACAGTTTCACTAATTTCTCTTCCATTGTCCAGAATGTCCTCCTTGTACATTTCGCTAATTTTATCAACTGGTGTGAAAATTGTCACCACCCAGTCCGATGGAACTGGAATGGATTTTTCTTTTGCCAAGGGCATCCATGGATACATGGTAACTGCCAACTCAGTTTGCTTGTCCGACTTAGGATCAGTCTCCTCTTCAGTCATTGGGCCAGCATTCCTAAGTTTGACAACGCATGGTTTTGTAAGGAAATATCCAATAACCTGCTCCTCAGGAGAAATCATCTCCTGAACATCAGCAATGACATCCTCTCCAGATTTCAAAACCAGAACCTTGATAGTCATAATCTCTTTTTACCTCATTACTATTTTAGCAAGAAAAAAGAGGGGCGTCAACTGGATTTTGCCAGTTGCCCCTCCGTCTGCGACGACGATATTCAGTTTTATTTATGGAGTTGTTAGAAAGATTTCTGCTGTGGGTGGACCATTAGGGTAGTGCGCTGCCGAGGGTCCAACTGCTAAAAAGAGTCATTGTGGTTCCAATGAGAAGAGTGGCGGCTGTCCAATTCATAGTCGTCCTCCTAATTGTACATAACTATCTATATTATACTGTATCATAGTGATACACTTCTGTATCAACCGCAGCAGAAATCAGTCAGGATTTATAGATAATCCTTGCGTGCATGATGTTCTGGAACGACCTTACCTAAGGTAATCGTTAATAACCCATCCTCAAATACAACTGATCTAACTTCCGTTTCATCTGAGAGGGTCCAAGATCTGGTGAAAGATCTCTGAGCCACTCCTCTATGGACGTAAGTTGTGTCATTCTCTTTGTCTTCTTTTCTTCCATCGACAAAGAGTTTTCCGTACTCTGTGTAGACATTGACTTCTTCTTTTTTAAATCCTGCGAGTGCTAATTCAAGTCGTGATTCTACGTTGCTGACCTGAACTAGATTAAATGGCGGATAATTACTTGTCGTCTCGTGCTGATTAAATAGACGGTTAAAGTATTCATCCATACCAATACTATGTCTATTTATGCGATCTAACAAGGCAGGCAGATCCGCAGAGTGATATCGGGTGACTTCTCCCATGGTTTTAGCTCCTTAAAAAGCGAGTTTGTGTTGTGTGGACCCTTTCGGCATCCACTACTATTTAACCATAAAGACATAAAAAAGGGGGTGTGGTTAACCCCCCTTCTAGTAGCGTATATTCCGTATGTAGCGTGTCGCACACGAAAGCGACACTTTATTTATGCATCAGCAGTGGTCTTCTTCTTACCAATGTTATATTTTTGCTCAAGAATCCATTCACCCTTATCTTTATAAGAGAGAACTTTAATCTGGTTCAATGGTGCAATGTCAAGAGTATCATCTTCTCTGACGATCGAAATCAGGCCCCAGTCAGAAAGAAGACGAGCGATACGATTACGGCGCTGCACATCATTGAGAGTAAGGTTAGCGTGCTTGCCATCAAGAGCAAACAGTTCCTTAAAGTGGACGATAAAGTATCTTCCTTGCTTGTGCAGAATATGGCAAGACTGATAGAGTTTTTTCTCCTTCCTGGACGCAACTCCAATACGAGTCAAGGTCTCTCGAACTTTGAGGAAATCATCTGGTTCATTCAGAACCACCTCAAGCATTTTTTCTTGTGACCATTCAAAAGTGGGTTCCACAGTGGTAGTCATTTCTTCCCTCCAACATCAAGTCGTTGTTTAATAAAGTTAATCTGTTCTTTGGTCAGGATTTTCAGAGCTTGGGATGCTTTCTCATTACTATAACCATAGTATTGTTTAATGCTTTCTAGGTCCGTGACTTTATCCTTTCGGAGCCAGGGAGAGAATCTCTTCTTTTTCCTCAAAGTATTTAGATAAAAAGAATATTGCATATCTTTACTTAACTGATGATTCTTGTTCATCTCATTGGCAAACAGAATGCAGTCAAGATGACCAGACAGGCATCGATTAATAATGTATGGGGGATATGACTTAATTGCTTCAGGATCCTCTGCTAGATTCTCCTTAGTAAAGTTGATTGAATTAAGCCAGTCTTTCAGTTCCATCTTCATCAGTAGTCTTGTTTCTAATTACAATTTGGTTGTTCTTATAATCGGCACTAAACTCAAGAACATCATCAGCATCCCAAAGGAGTTCCTCATAAAGTGCATTGAGTTTTGCCATGTCTTCGTAGAGTTGATTTGGATTTGGCATATTGATTACCTAATAATTTGAATGTCATCGTCCTCTGTCCAGAGTTCGACCTTTGTTCTGAACCTACCCTCCCTCTTGAGGGTCTCATATCTTTTAGATGCTTTGCGTTTCCACCAAGCAAGTATGTTATCTAGGTGGAACTTGTCCCAGTTCTGTCCAGGAATGAGTTTATCGTGCTCCTCACAGATAACTTCCTTGACGTTTGCATATCCATAATCAGAAATATAAAATCTCTTCTTCTGGGTGAGTCCAAATGCCATATTGATCACAGCATTGAAGTGCTCCAGTTTCTCTTTGTCTTGCAAAGAGTTCTTGATAATGCGAATCATTTTAGACTGACGCTTCATCTTCTTAGATGATGCCTTGTTATCAGTCAGTGGAGTGTTGTTGTTAAGCGTCGTAAAACGGTCGTGAAGGCGGTGAAAGACCTCATCGTGCAGAAGAGGTAGGAACTTACTATCAGTCAGGCCCTTGTACCGCATGAAGGGTTTCAGACCATCATACTGAGATGCTGAGGTAGTAGACCCATACAAAGAAGTAGTCTCGAACAGTGCAATGTCTTTCTCAAAGACTTCATTCAAAGTCTCACGAGCAAAGTGAGAGACACACATCAGTGCCAGAAGTTTGCCGCCAAGATAGTTGTATCCAAACGGTTGCGATGGGACGATTACGAATCCCATGGCGGCATGGCGATTAAACACAGACAGATTAGGTGCCTTACCAAGCCACACATTTCTAGGTCTGGAGTTGATCGTTGGAGATCCAAAACGGATAAATCCAACCACAGTCTGAGTTTTCTTCTCAAACACCATCCAACGCAACTCTCTACCAGGAATGTTGCTCTCATTGTTGTGAGAGGAAACTGCTGCTAGAAGATTGCAATAGTGTTCTTGGGGAACCGATTTAGCAAAACGATTACCAACAAACTTGATGTCAAACTCCATCTCCTCAGGATGAATGTCCTCATTGAAGAACTCATCTTGCAAAGGAGTAAGTTGACTAGTCTGAGTAACCAGTTCTTTTTTTACATAACGAAGGTAGTCTTCAATGGACGTGAAGTTCTCAAAGTAATTGATGAACTCATCAGCAGCCCACGAAGCATCAAGTTCAGATATAATCATTCAACCTCAACCATAACACCATTCCTCATCATATCAAAAACTGCTCCTGCCATCAACCGATAGCCAGTTCCAACATAGAGTTGACCAAGAACTACAGATATAGTTGCAGTTCCCCAGAAGATGTAATACCAGCGTGACTTAACTTGATGACGTTGTTTCTTTTTCATTGTTCTTCATCCACTCTTTCAAATTCTTCAATCTGATCAGCACAAACCAGATGCTCTCCTGCGATCATGTACATATGTTGACCAGTCGCAGAAACTTGGCCCATGTATTCAATCTCTTCCTTAGGTACATTATGTTCCCTAAGTGCTGCCTGAATTTTAAGATGAATTAGATCTGATTTATTTGGTACTTTCATTTGAAGTTACACTCCACCATGATTTCAGTTAGTGCTGCTAGAAGATTGATTTCTTGGTCAGCAACGAATGCAATTTGATACTGATACTTAGCAATAATGAGAACAGCAGCAGGAATACTATTGTTTTCAAGGGTGCCGTAAAGAGCATCGTAAATACGACGCAGAAGTACACTAGAATCGTTGTCCAGATTATTAACGACCCACTTACGGACTTCAGCGAAGTTCTTAT